GCAAACCAGAATTGAGATCTGCTTGACGATCATTTTGAGCTTCAGATTTTGGATGATCTTCATTCTTCTCAATCTCTGTATGCGCTGTTTTATTAGATTGTGCTTCTATATTATCTTCATTTTCTTCAGCTTCATTTTGTTCGTATTCATATCTATCGCGTCTTGTTTCGGTAATTCTACGTCTACGATTACCGAGAGCATTTGCAGCCATATTAAAAATTGGATTTTCTGTAACAGCACCAAGTACATGCATTCCACCTTGCGCAGCCATAGATCCCACATTTTTTATACCTTGCTTACTAAATATCTTGTCTCCTTCTGTAAGACCTAATCTTTGCTGTTTTACTTTATATGAGGCTTCTTTTTTCGCTTGATGTTTTGCTTCTTTTGCTGATATAATTTTATCTTGTTCAATCGACTCTTGATAAATTCTTAATTCTTCTTCTAAGAGTTTTTCTTTAGCTTCATAACTAGATTTCATCCATGCCTGAGCTTCTCGCTCACGTTTATAAACCTCAGAAGATTTTTTCTGAAGTTCTTCATAACGCTCAACCATTTCTTTATATGCTTTGGATTCTTTAATATCAGCCATAAGCCTTATCTACTTTCTTGCTCTTGAAGTTTCTTTCTGTGTGCTATTGTTAAATAATAATTAATATCAAATTCAAATGGATACATTTGTTCTAATTCAATCATTGAAAAATTACCATATTGTTTTAAGTAAAATTTTGCGTTAAATAAAGCTTCAATAGTTGTATCTAACGCAATTAGACGAAAAAATCGATTATCTTATCTACATAAACTAATGTTTCTTCGCCACATTTTTCACATTTAAATTTAGTCTCAACCGAAATCGAATCTTGATAATCTGCTAAACTATCAACTAAATCTTTAAATTCTTCTGTTGTTACTTCTTCACCTAAAAATTTAGAAATTTCTTCTTCTGATAAATTAGAATAGATGTCATCACCGATAGCAATCGCTTTAATAGAATAAACGATAAAATACCATTTCTTTTTTTCTTCTGATTCAATATCTTTTAATTTATCCAATTCTTTACGTGTTAATGTTTTAACATGAAATTCTAAATCATCATTAACTTGAATAGGTTCTTGTTTATCGGCACGTTTTTCAATAACATCTGTTTCTAAATCAATAATATTATCTACATTAATATGTTGACAATTTCTACATGTAAATACAACTTCATGTTCAGAACCTTTACTACGCTTTCTAATTTCAATCGCTAATTTAAGAAAATCAACATCACTTAAAGAATCAAAATCTATATCTGTACATTTTGATAAAAGTTCATAAATATGTTTCATTACTTCTTGTTCATCTTCTAAACCTTCAACAGCATACATATACTCTTGTTCGTCTTTAACTAACCAAGGTACAAATTTAACTGTTTGATTAGATAATTGTACTTCATATTGATGTCGTTTATTTCTTGATGGTAAATTCATTCTTGTTTCTCCTTATTTAATTACTTTACTTTGAACTGATCTATTAGATTCAGCGGCTGAATCTATAACATGAACTCTATATTTAAAGGTAACTTTTGTTTTTATAATTTCATATTGGTTTCTACTAAAATCTAAATCATCAATTAAATATGGAAATACATCTAAAAAACAATCCATATAAGTTAATTTGCCGAATTGATTCATAGTATTAACATTTAATTCTGGAGCTTGATATTCGCTAGGATATTTACGCAATTTAATATATGGATTAAATGCTAAAGCCATCCATTCTTCAAAAAATCTACGAATCTCCATATTAGTATTATCTAAAAAAGTAATCGATAAATCTTGGTCTTGACGTTCTTGTGTAAAATACCTAGGACGCCCCGCCACTTGATTTGATCCAATCCCTAAAGAAATACCCGGAACCGAAACATCAATAGCATTCCAACTTAGATCTTCTGTTGATACATTTTCATTATTTAATAATGGTGGTAATGATGATAATGTAACTAAAAAGTTATGCTTATATTGTAAACCATTTTTAACATTAGAATGTGCTAAAAAGTTTGCTGGATTTAAAAATCTTTCTCCACCCATTATAAGAACCCTCCAATAAATCCTTTAGCTTTATCTAATAATGATTCCCCTGCTTTTTCATCACGTTTCATATCAATTTCAATATTTTCGTTTCTAATATTAGTATATCTGAATGTTACTGATACTTCACAAAAACCTTCATTTTCATGAAAAGCAATATCAGAAATACTAACTGGATATGCTTCTTCTAATGTCATTAAATATCCAGCTTCAACATTCATATCGCCTTTAATTTGATAAATACCAATCTCTGAAACTTGATCTGTACCATGAATTTGTGGCATACCTTGACCAGTATATATGTTAGTAATTTTATTTAACCAATTAGCAAAATAATTATAAATGATCATATCGTAATCAATAATAAAAGTTGCTGTAAAATCACCAAACATTATCGGACCAACAGTAGGCATTTTATAACCACGAAATTCCAATTCAGGGGCTTGCATTGTTAAAGATGGAAAAGATGCTGCTTTCGCTCCAAGGTTAATCATAGAGTCGGTTTGGGCAACAGGTACAGCGAAGAAATCCTTTAAAATTTTAGTTGCTGCTCGTTTAATTTTATCAAATAAAGATCCACCAGTTTCTTCTTTAGGTTTATCTTGAGTTGGTATTCGACTAAATCTAATAACAAATAAATTAGGACGAGCGTAATCTCTAAATTGTCCTTTAATAGCATCAATATCCATTATATAATCCGTGTCCAAGTATTATATTCAAACGATACTGTAAATTCTGAAACAGTGTCGTTTGAATCCATTGCTAATGTTTCAGCATTAATTGATTTAGGCCAAACATCATTATACTTATAGATAGCAAATGGAACACCTTTTAGACCCAATTTTTCAACAATAATACTAGATCCTTCAGCGTATTTATTAGCATATTGTCTATAATTTGATCCTTGGTGAATGATGTTTTCATGCCAAGCATCAATTAAAGTTCGAGTAGAATAACTTGTATCATTAAGAAAGGTGATATCAACAGTATTATATGATGGGTCTCCGGCAACTTTTCTAGTAGCACCAAGACGTTTATGCTCTAAAGTTCCAAAAGTTCGTTCGGGAATAGTGACCATTTTTGCTAAGTAATAAACGGCTTTTGGATTACCTAAAAGAAAACGTGCTCCTTGAATAACATTAGAAACATTTGCTAATAAAGAATCTTCTCCGACAGGTTCAAATAATGAAGGGTTTGGAAGGACCAAAACACCAAAACGATTCGCTCTGGCGGCATCGAGTATAGTAGACTTAAAATCGCCTAAAGTTAAAGACATAATTAATTACCTTTTAAAAATTATAATACTTTTGTTTGTATTTATAATCTTAAAAAGTGATATAAAATTATGTACAAATAACTCTACCAGTGGTGTTTTCGGAAAACGAAATAGACATCGCATTTTCGGAAAGGTGTGTGACATCCGCTTCAGCATTAGCGACTTTAACAAAAGAACCACTAACCCATTCACCGATTTCAATTGAAGTATTAGGAATCCGTCCTAAATTATGATTTACTAACCATGTATTAGATGGTGTTTGTTGTTCATGAATATAACCAGAAATAGCGCTCGCTTGATTATATAAACGTTCGAGAGTTTCCTTTGTTACCCGAACTTGAAATTTGGTACCAACAGGAAACTCTCGAATAGTTGAACCTTCTTGACCTCGTATAACAGTTAATTGATCATTAATGCGGCGAGTAACTCTTACAATTTCCCATTCTTTAGTTTGAACATTTTCGAGTGTTCCAACATAAAATTCCGATCCAAAAATAGGTTCGGGGAATTTATGCGCATCTGTAGGAATAATGAAGATTTGTGAATCTCCAGTTGTTCCACCTAAGGGTTGGGCTAAATAAGTTGCCGCATTATTCTCATATATCTGTTTTAAAGCCATTATTATTCCTCAAAAAGTAACGACAATTTAAGCATATCTTGAGTTGTTACTTTAGCATTAGCGAAATCATCTACACTAAATGGTGTAAAATCAATTTCAACTTCTTCACTCATAAGTTCCACAAATTCTTCTTGGAATTGTGGAATCTTATCTTTAGGGATTTCAACACTTCCAGTTTCTTTGTTTTCAACTCCCAATTTTTTAACAAGTTTTACACGTTCTTCTTCAATAACCGTGAGATTTTCATCCATGTTACGAACCAATTTATTTAACTTGAAAGCCAATTTAAGTGGAAGTTGCTCATTAGTTAAACGTGCTAGTGGTTCTTTCATCTCTTGAATTTGTCCTAAACGAAATTTCATTCTTTGTCTCCCTTATTTAATTAATATAATTTTCTATTAAACTTATTATATAATAGAATTCGTATTTGTCAAGTTTTTTATACAGCTCTTGTTACTACCCAACCGTAAACTGATCCAGACCATGATAATTCAATTGATCCATTTTGATAACTGAATGTATAATTTGAAGCAGTTCCCATAATATTATTACCATTACGATCAACAGTTAAATTATTAGTTGAAAAATCACATCCAGCATCACAAATTCTAATACGATCGGAATATGTTGGAGTTGCTGGTAATTGAACTGTTACAGGACTAGCCCAACTAATAAAAATGTTATCAACATTACCAGCAGGAACGTTTCCTTGTGGGTCTGTTGCTATATTACGCCAAGAATTATATTTTTCTAAATTAATAATAGATGTATCTATCCCAGCAATATCAGTATCGATTCTCTCGATATCACCGCCAGTACCATCTAAATCATTTAAACGAGTTTCATGACCACTTAGAGTTGTATCCATTGTACTGATATCGATAGCATTAGTATCAGCGACATTATGTACAGATTCGATACCATCTTCAATTTTATTTAGATGAACTTCGTCTAATGGTGTTGAAGGGTCATTATTTAACCAAACTGTTTTTGTATAAGCCATTTTTAATTCCTATTTTTAATTATGAGGTACCAAACCAGATGATGGAGCCATATCAATTTCTGGAGTAAGTGGTGGTACAATATTATCTAATTGTGCAAATTCTCTTATTCTTAATTTAGATGAGCAATCATTAGAATTAGAACTCATCTTTAAATATATATTATTTATATCGTGATCAAGACTAAATGTAAATGGATTATTCATCGCTGAACCAACTTCACCAAATTCAAGCATTGTTGGATAATTACCATCAAATAAAACATTTAAATCTTCCATCATAATTCCCCGACCAGCGTGATCTTCAATAGTAAATGAAATTTTTGCCGCTCTAAATGTCGCTTTTGGAAATGTTTTTAAAATAACACCTGGTCTAGCATCTAAATGATTTACTGTTAATAAATATTCAGAATCTTTTAATTGTTGATATTGAGTGTCAGTTAAATGATTAGTTTGTGGTGGATTCAATAAAGCGCCATCACCTTGAACATTTAACATCGAATCATGTGAAATATCTACAGAAGATTCGCGTTCTGAAGTTTTATGCCACGAAGAATCATCTTCATAAATTGCTAATAAATCAGCATATGTGTCTACAATTCTAATATCTTTATAACTAGGTAAATAAGTATCATCAATAACACCAAAATGATTTAATGGCGCATATCCAATATCTTTAGTGCCAGCCATATTTGACCAATCATAAAATGCAGATTCAATAATATTTGATGTAATTAATAATGTTCCTGTTTGTTGATTTAAATATAACCATTCTAATCGAAAATCATTACCCATATCATTAGCAGTAACAGTAATTGATGTTGTATCATATTGCACCGTTATTTCGGATATACTAGATAATGATGTAGCGATATCAACGATCATTAAACTTAAATCAGGTGAAGGACCTGCTGTAAAATATTCAGTTGGTTGTTGATTATAAGTATATGCTATCTGTTCACCCTGAACAATATTACCAGTAAATTCTATATAATATTTTTTATAACGGCGTATTACAACACCCTCAGCTAAATATCTTTTATTAACTCTAGCATTTGAATTTAAACCAGCATATCCATCGGGTTGATTTTTATGAGCGACAACTTCAACACCTGTTAAACCGCCAGATATTGCATTCCATGAATCTTTTTCGTTTTGTGAACAAAATAATACTTGTTCTGCTGGAGTAAAATTGGTTTGATTAATAATTCTAGGATCTAATTCACCATTTTCATCTAATGTAGAAATACCATTTGGAATATCAAACAGTTCTTCCATAGTTTTATATTGATTAGATCCAGCAGGATATTCAACAACCATACCATGCCATAATGTA